CACGCCCAATGAGTTAAATGCTGTATAAAGAATGGGTCAGGGATCAAATTGTCAGAAAATCCACCAATTAACGGTTCGCCAGTGTTAGAATCCCTAAGGACAATATCGGTAGCCCCAACCTCAACAATTACATCCTGATCCAACCCCCGTTGAAAAGTAAAAGTCCGAATGCCCAATGTTGAGATATCACCAGATACCCAATTACTAGCGGCTACTTGTTCCGTAGACCTAGAGCCATCGCGCAACCTAATGGGTCCTTGAACAGTGGGCATCCAATTTCTGGCACGTTTAAGTCCCTTCCGGTAAATATCCGTACTTACCCTACTCTGGATACTCTTAGAAATTTCTCCAGCGGAGAAGGATTCTTGAATTGGGGATACGCGAGGCATTATGCTATCAATGCCCCACCAGCGACCCAAAATGCTAGTTCAGCATCATTTAGGTGGGGTTGGGTAAATCCGTTAGCGGCCAATACTATCTTCCACATATCGGCACGATGGCCTTGGAACTCGATTATGTAGGCATCGCCAATATCCCAATCATTGTCTGTACCGCTACCCAATGTTGCTGTCACGGTGGTTCCGTCATTTTCCATAATTCTGGCAAGAGACCCGTCGGTCGTATTGCGAATTGTTCTGCCGACTAGCCCATTAATAGGAAATGTTTCCCCGCTATCCTCCAAGAAAGCAGAATCAGCAAGACCATCATGCACCCCAGTTAAATTTAGAGTGGTTATTGCAACCTTGGACAACAGCATAGAAAACCAGCGATCGGCAAGCGTATCACCAGAACCACCCTCCGTTGCCAACCACGCAAATAGCATGTCATTGGTGGTGGGCGGTTCTGCGGGTACAAGAACCCGAAGCGCGTCAAAACGCGCATCAGTAAGAGCGGGCATTAATACCTACTCCTCTTTGATTTCCGCGCTTTCTTCTTTGCTTTCTTCTTCACCCGAGGGGCTACTGACTCCCGATACACTTTCCGTATTGCCGCCCTCGCCTTCTGGGCCTCTGTCTTCCGTTTCTTTTTCGCCATTTCCATCATCCTCGAATTTGGCTAACCTAGCGGCCAATTCTGCGTTTGCGAGACGAAGTGATTGTACCTCTTCATTCTCTTCAACAGCAAGGATAACCTCATCGCGACCGTCAAGATGCGCTAAAATTTTCTCCAAAGACTGTTCCGTCATTTGGATCATTTTAGCAATTGCCGGTGGAGGCGTTCCATCTGCATGCAACCGTTTAATTCTGGCGTATTGTCTTACGTTTGCTCCGACTCTCATTGGAGTTCTCTCCTTATTTTGGATGTACTTAGGGATCACTTTAATTCAGTTTTGCGATTTGCTCTTGATATACCTCAATTACCCGGGTGATAAGATTTCCGAAATTGTTTGAATTTCCGGCATCATAAAATGCTTCCTCATAAGCAAGCATTATATCATCTTCTGATATACCACCGGGAAAAGTGGCAGAATTCAAAAATGTGTGCGTATGTGTTAATGGATCATAAAACCCTATGTTAAGGGCAAGAGGACCCACTGGCCAGCCATCTTCCCTAAAATGGGCTGCCAAATGGTTAATTCCACTAATCACCATGCTCAGGTTTAGGTCCCTGACATTAGTCCCTACCCATAAGGCAAATTCACCTGCGCCAAGAGTTGGGGTTGCAGGTACTTGCGTACCAACCGTAAAACTGGGCTTTGAGTCGGCAATACTGCCTACGGTAATCTTGTCCACGAAACTTCTCCAGTAAAAAAGGGGTCCCGATGTCGGGACCCCAACTCACACTTCGCCAGAAGTACGGGTTAAATCGTGTCAGCCAGTTGCAGCCAAACGAGATGCTCGTCCTCAACGCGTACCGCGCCGATTGTCATGAACGAGTAAATGCGCCATGCGAAACTGATTGACGGGTCTTCTGCGATTCGCGACGTTACATCGCGATCAACCATCAAACCGATCGCCTTGTTGGTCATGGCGAAACAATCGATGTCTGTTCCAGGGGCAGTTGGGTGGTTCAGGCGGGTCGAAACGATCCACTGATATCCCATCCAATTGTCGACATAGCCCATTTCCGCCAGAGCCTTCGCGTAGACGTAATCACCGGACGTGGCTTCCGTCAGCTGCAAGAGCTTACGGGCCTGTACGGGACCAATTACGATACATTTAGGTTCGTCGGGATCGATGTCGTTGTCAAGGAACTTCTCAGTTACCTGGGTTACGAGATCGAAGTTGAGGCTGGTGTCATACACGTCAACCGTTACACCAAAGACCTTCTGTGAGGCCGGAACAGCTGGTGTTGCTCCAGCACCGTCAAGTGCCGTACCGGTTGCGGCTGCGATGATTTCATCATCAAACGCTCGTTTCATCGCGTAGCCTTGCGACTGAGCGAGATTCGAGTTTGGATCGATGATCATCTGTACAATGTCTTCTTGTTCGGTGGAATCACCAACATCGTACGTGGTTGGAACGCTGACGCGTCTAGACCACGGGAAGTCTTGAACAGGTGTAGCTTGGAGGCGGGTCGTCTTGACCTGCGCTTCTGCTGTACCCAGACGTTCCCAGTTGTGCTCTTCGGAATCAACGCCGCGTTCCGTTACTTTGGAACGAAGCCTTGATGGCTTCTGTTGCGCCAAATGGCGCAGGATACTTTCGTACGTTGATACGAAAATATTGTCGACTGTATTTACCATTAGAGGCTCCTACACAAAGTTAAAAGAAAAATATTTGCGCTTGGAGCAACCCGGTTAACCGGACCCTCAGCTTAGGGAATCCGTCCCTTGCCGGAGGCGATGAAGGACCTTACGGCAACCCCCCATCCTTCTCATACCCCGGGAGTATACCACATCCCGGGGTCCGTGTCAATCCCCCGTAAGTCTACGCGGCTGCTGCCCTCAGCAATTCAGTATACCGCTTAACATAGGTTGCATGCTCAGGGTGAGACGCATCCCAATATGGGCCTTTATCATCCCCGATCATTTCAGCGGCTCTCGCCCCCGCTTCTGCAGGAGAAAGGCGACTGGAGAATTCATCCTTGTTAAAATTAATACCCTCAGTGCCCAACTGCTTGCCAATGTTAAAGAGCCACTTGGTGGCCGCTGGGTCTAATTTCCCGTTAGCAGCTAACTCCATCATTGACTTAGGCGCATCCGTTCCTTTCATCACGGAATTCACCAGCTGGAGGTTATCCTCGTAAACGATACCCCACTCTTGCTTGAGTGCCCGTTGAGCGATGTTGAATGCCTCGGTCATTGCCTCTTCTTGCTTGGCAGTAAATTCAGCAATGGAGCCTACCATTTTGCTGTACTGGGCCTTAGATAACCCCAAGCTGTGGGCAAGAGCACCAAACTCAGCCATCTTGGTTGGGTCGATACCTTCTGGATATTCATACCCTTCGGCTGTCTCCGGTCTGCCCATTTGCTTGTACAGGGCATTCATCGATTCCTCATTCTCGATGTTGGGCGTTGGGATCAGCCCCGGCACTTTGTCGGTGAGTTTGGTGTAGAATGCCTTTGTGGCATCGTCCCCGGCATCAGGACCCGGAATACGGATCATTTGTCCTTGGGCCGATAACGTATCGACAAACTGCTTTGCCAATCCGCTAACATCCTTCACGTCTTTTAAACTCGCGTGGTCTTTTAACTCATCAGGGAGACTATCCCTCCAATTATCAGGCATTTTCTGTGACCCTTATCATCTGGCGTATATACACAATTACGTCCCTGCGGCCCAGATTATAGGCTGTTCCGTCAGGGACCCCTGCTTGGAAGATTTCTTCTTGATCAAATTCATCTTCCAAGTATTCAAGAACTTTCGCACCAACTGGCGAAGTGAAAAGGATGTGAAAGTTCTTAGATTTTCTTTTGACGTTATCTAGCGCTAACGCCCTTTTCTGTTCCTGAGTTAATGGCTCAGGTTCAGGATCATGCTGTTTGCTGTCCTTGGCCATCTGGTACACTCCTTAGTGCTGTTTCGGCTTCTGCGAGTTCTTTACGCCCCTTACCGACCTGTTCATCTTCCATACCTTGCTGCATTTCTTCTTGTGCTTCCTCGCGATCGTCACGCTTCTTCTTGATCACTTTCTTAGAATTCATTAATTTCGCGGGGACACCCTCCAGCGATCCAAGTTCTCTTGCAATCTCGTCCCAATTGGGGATGTCCAAAACCTCAGGAGCAACTTCACCCAATTCGGCAAGACTGGCGACCCAACGGGCGACACCTTGAGCAATATCCGCTCTTTGTGCTCGTACGAGTGGCCCGGTGTAAATAATGTCAAGCTCGCCCGAGCTATCAAGGACCGATTCAGGCACTTCCCCGAATTGTCCGGCTCGGTATAGGATATTAAATGTGCGCTGGACGAGTGGGTCCAAGTAATCCGATTGAAGTCGTCCAAGAGTAGGTCCCAAGAGCCTTTGCATGAGTTCATAGCGCGTTTGAACCTCTGTAGCGGTCATTGCCGGGGATTCTTTCAGTTCCAACTGGTCGACGAAGAATATGGATCGGATTTTCCTTTCCAATGTCTCCCGCTGCAGTTGTGATACATCAAATCTTGCCCCAGACTCGTACGGCTTGATCGAGTCTAACGAGCGAACTACTGTAAGACCAGAAGGTTCCAAGTCGAGGTCGGACAGAAGACCCCGTTCTGTTACCATTGTCGCCGGATCGACCACCTTCTCTGTCGCTTTAAGTATAAGCTCCACGAGTTGATTGATAGTCAGGATATCCGGCAGTGCGATCATTGCTGGGCCGTGGCCCCACATCGACTTGGAAGTCTTCCGCCACCGAGGGATAAAGGATGGGTTTTCGTAGTATCCACCTTCCTCCCCGAGTTCAAATGAGTCTTTGTGCATCACGTACTTCATACCCCAAGGACGTTCTGTAGCAGCCAATACTTTGCTTACATCAGCATCGGCTTTATCCTCTCTTGGGTATATGCACATTATTACTTTGTACTTGTGGTCCATTGCTTTGGCAGTACCAACCATGATCTTCATAGCCTCTGGCAAAGCATCTATGCCAAATTTCTCGGCGATTTGGTCAACTGTCCACATAAATCGACGATAAGACCTGTTTGCATGGCCCCTGTGATCTTGCTCGAACCACGTCTCCTCAACCGGGACGGACTGGAAGTTAAGTTTCTGGAATTTACCGTTCTTTTCCTCAACCTCCTCCACGATCATTGACGTACCATATGACACTAGGTCAATATACGTCTCATTGGCCTCAAGATTAAAATTAGAGTCCTGCAGGGCCAGGAAGCATTGATGAGCAGCTTGCTCTAGCCATTTCCGTGCTTCTTGATCATCATTCAGTTCATCCAATCTAA